ATCCACTTGTATTAGGTCAACGTTTGGCGGTTGTATCTGTATTCGATATTAGTTCCAACGCATTCGTAAATGTGCTATTAAAAGGTTCTGAAAAAACGACACAATTCCTATCCGACAATGTGGAAGACTTTGTACTAGGAAGTGAAGCATCGACAGTATTTAGCAGTATCTATCATGACGGGGTCAATTACGTGGTTCGTAACAATCGTGCAACAGCCGCATATTACAGTTATCGTATTACATCAATTGTATAAAAGGAGGTTCGTTCATGGTTGTAACTAAAAATGCTTATCTAACCCGAGAAGAAATGACGATTAATGCGAATTACATTATGAATTATTTATTACAACGCGGATGGACGAAAAATGCGATAGCGGGCATGTTGGGTAACATGGAAACGGAAAGTACAATCAATTCGGGTATATGGCAGAATCTAGACGCGGGTAACACCGCGCTAGGTTTCGGTTTAGTGCAATGGACACCCGCAACGAAATATATTGAGTGGGCAACCGCTAATAATTACAACATCACCGATATAAACGGACAGTTAGAACGTTTGCAATATGAAATGGATAACGGTATACAGTGGATAGCAACGGACGAATATCCGATAACATTTGCACAATTTAAAGTGTCTACACAAACACCTGAATATTTAGCACAAGCATTTTTAAAATGTTATGAACGTCCTAAAGACCAAAATCAACCTGATAGAAGCACACAAGCACGATACTGGTTTAATAATTTAGATGGTGAAGGCGGTGTCTGTCTACAGTTAGCGCAATTCCCAATGGACATGATTTATGTAACACAAGGGGAAAACGGTGTATATTCACATTTGGGTACGTACTGTATGGACTTTGTGGGAACGTATGATAGATACCCTGTTTATGCCCCTGTTGATTGCGAGTGTTTAAGTGCATCGGGTGATATTACAATTTGGCGTTCAATTCAAGAGGTGATGTGTGCCGATGGACAAGTGCGAAAAATATTTTGGTCGTGTATCCATGAAGAGCCATTAACACATAGTCAAGGCACGATACTTTATAAAGGTGAGTTAATGACTCATACGGGTGTTGGCGGAAATGCAACGGGAGACCACTTACATTTACAAGTCATGGAAGGTGACACCTATCAAGGCTTTAGAGTAAATAGTCAAGGTGCATACACGTTAGTAGGTACAGAATTACACATTTATGATGTGTTTGCAGTAAACGGTGTGAATATTGTTCAAGGTGATGGTTATCCGTGGATAGAAAGTGATTACGTGGATTGTAGTGGAAACCCAACACCGACACCAACACCAACACCTGGAACAAAAGACGAAAAACAAAATTTAATTATTCTACTATTAACGGACGCATTAAACGGATGGAAATATTAGATGGAGGGGAATGGGATGGAAATGTTAGAATACCTACAGGAGTGGCTTGATAACGAAAACACAAAATTGATTTATGTGTTAACGTTGATTTTAATTGCAAATATCATTGATTTTACATTAGGATGGATAAACGCAAAATTTAATAAAAATGCAAATTTTTCGAGTAATAAAGCAATATTCGGAATTGCACGAAAAATGGTGATGTTTATTCTACTAGTGTTCTTTATACCAACGTCTTTATTAATACCGTACCCAATTGGTATAAGCGCATTGTGGGTGTTGTATTTAGGGTATTTAGCTAGTGAAGTGAATTCAATTTTAAGTCATTTGAGGTTATCAAAAGACGATAAACAAAACGATTTATTTATTGACTTTATTAATTCTATTTTTAATCGGGAGGGAAAATAAATGTATAACGAAATTGAAATTCACGCGGGTCATTGGTCTAGTGTAAATAGCGGTGCAAATGGTTACATCAATGAAGTAATTGAAGTTCGTAAAGTAGGGAAAATGATTGAATCTTATTTAAAACAAATGGGTGTACCTGTTAGCTACTATGAAGACAATGTAAGTAAAAATCAAAAACAAAACATCAACAATCTAGTGAAACATCATAATCAAGATGCGGGTGCATTGGTTGTATCCATTCACTTTAATGCATTCATGGGAATGAATAATAAACCATATGGAACAGAGGTTTTATATTACGATAAAAAGGACATTGCAACGAATGTATGCGATGCTATCGTAAAAGCAACAAACAACGAAATGAAAAGTCGCGGTGTAAAGCAACGGAAAGATTTAGGTGTACTTGTCAACACACTGGAAGACGCCATTTTAATTGAAGTATGTTTTGTTGATTCTCTTCCAGACACACAAATTTATAAAAAATATACAAATGAAATATGTCGCGCAATTGCAGAAACATTAGCAAAGAAAGTAAAGTACGAAAAGAAAACGCATAGTTATTACTTGATTGTGGGTAGTTATGGGAGCGAACTCAATGCAAAGAAAGAACAAAAACGATTATTAGAAAAAGGAATAAAAACAAGTATTCGAAAACATAAGAGTATAAAAGGTGATACATTCAGAATCATAGCAGGCACATATAACTCATATACAGAAGTAAACAACGCTAAAAAGACATTGAATAATAAAGGTGTATCAAGTTTTGTAACTAAAGAATAGGAGTGTTAATGATGGTTGATAAAAGTTTATACTATAATCCGAATAAAATGTTAAGTTATAACCGTATTTTAAATTTTATTATTGGTGCAAGGGGTATTGGTAAGTCATACGCAATGAAGAAATTTCCAATTAATCAGTTTTTGAAGAATGGAAAACAAATCATTTATGTTAGACGTTATAAGACAGAACTAAGAAAAATTGGAAATTATTTCGATGATATTAGAGAAGAATTTCCCGATCATGAATTCAAGGTAAAAGGTAGACAATTATTCATTGACGATAAATTGTTTGGATGGGCTATCCCTCTTTCTGCGTGGCAGAGTGAAAAGTCGAACGCATACCCAAATGTTGGGACAATCATATTCGATGAATTTATTCGTGAAAAAGATAATAGTGGATATCTGCCGAATGAAGTAGAAGCATTACTCAATTTAATGGATACGGTTTTTCGTACAAGGGAAGACGTGAGGTGTATTTGTTTGAGTAACGCGGTGTCTGTTGTCAATCCGTATTTCTTGTACTTCAATTTAGTACCCGATATTAAAAAACGTTATAACGCATATGAAAGCATTTTAGTGGAAATCCCGAATAGTGTAGACTTTTCTGACCAAAGACGAAAGACAAAATTTGGTGAGTTAATTAGTAGTACAGACTATGGTAAAATGTCACTTGATAATGAATTCACGAATGACAGTCAAGTATTCATCGAAAAGAGAAGTAAGGAATCACGCTATCAATTTGCGGTCGTTTACAAAGGAATGACATTTGGAATTTGGGTGGATGTTCGTCATGGTTTAATGTATCTATCCAATGATTATGACCCATCAAGCAAATTGGTATTCGCATTAACAAAAGATGATTTAGATGAAAATGTCATTTTAAGTGAAGCGTGGAAGAACAACTATTATCTAAAGAAAATGGTGAGTGCCTTCAAACGTGGATTATTACGTTTTGATAATCAAGTAATACGAAATATTGCGTATGAAATGTTTAATAAAATGCGCATACAATAAAAAAGAAGAAGCGGGATTATTCCGCTTCTTTTATTTGTGTTTTAATCAGTAGTTCTTTTTCACGTTTCGTTAACATTTCAAGTACTTGAAAATATGCTTCTTCTTTTTCACCTTCTAAAATCACGGTACGATTTAAGATTGTGTCATACGGTGGACTGAAATACATTTCAAGTATGTGCATTGGGTTTGTCTCCTTTGTACAGGATGTTTTCACTTAACAATTTTAACCATGCTTTACGATATTCCGTTTCCATTACTGGGGACGGTTTTTTGATTTTCTTTTTCATTTGTTTAATACCCGAACCGCTTTTAATGTGATTGTGTCAATTTCTGTTAATGTTGAAATATAATTGTATAACGCATGTTCACTATTTATTGCTTCAATTCTGACAGTTTTACCTATGAATTGACCACGTTTCATATGCGTTGTTAGCAGATTGTAGTTCTTCATAGTTTTTGTCCTACCTTCTTCACTGTTTGATTGATTACACGGTTTACCTCGAATTTGAATCTGTCGGCCCCGTCTTTGAAGTCTTTACAATCAATGCGATAGAATGATTTTAAATACTCAGTTGTCACTTCATAGACTAGTTTACCCTTTACGATGCGCGTTATAAGTTGTACTTGAATCCCATTTACTTCCATTGATAGAAGCACTCTTAAATGTGTTTTTACTGGCATTGTTTATCCTCCTTTAGTCTGTCTCTTCAGTAACGGGTGACTAGTTCCGTTAGACCGTCATAAGACGGTTTCGACTATTTAATACGATTCGTTTCGGATATATTGAATTGATTCCTCAAATTGTTTAGTTGAACAAGTATAACCAGAATTATGAATGCGTAAACCGTTATAGTATAGGTTAAAACTTGTGTAGTTATTATCCTCCTTATAATGAATAACTGCTTCTAACGGAAATGCACCTTTGTAAAGAGTAAATGTTACATCTTTAATTTCAGATGCATCTAACATGTTAACCCGCAACATG